TTTCTTCTATGGGGGGGGTGTAACAGATGGAGAATGATAAGAAATTGTGCCCTCTTAGTCAAGGAACAGTCATGTGTGGCCCGAAATGTGCATGGTGGGATGAAGACACTCAGGCTTGTGCGGTGTTGGTGATAGCGAAGACAATGAGGAAGGTGACAAGAAATGGCCGATAAAATTTTGACAACGGAAGAGCAGGAACTTTTTCAGCTCTCCAATGGCCGCTACATCATGGATAAAGACCTCTCTCGGAAGATGTTCTATATCAAGGAGGCCAAGCCGGAGCGGAGCCACCAGATCAGCGGCACCGGCTACTCCTGGGACGAGTCCGGTATGGCAGAGCTGTTTTCCGAGTGTTATCAGAATGATACCCGTTTTTGCCCGGAAGCAAAGTGCTGGTACACCTATTCTAAGGGAGCTTGGAGGAAGGACATTGGCTCTCTGCTGGTAGCTGAGAAAATCAAAGAATTTTGCCGCCTCATGGCTCTCTACTGCGGAGAGATCGACAACGAAGATCGCCGCAGGGAGTATATGAAGTTTATCGTGAAGATGGGCGACAGGCGTTTCCGTGACCGGCTCATGAAGGACGCTGCCAGTGTCATGCCCATCACAGCGGAAGAGTTTGACGCAAATCCCTACCTCATTAACTGCCTGAATGGAACCTATGACATGGAGAAGATGGAGTTCCGTGAGCATGACTGGCGGGACTTTTTGACGATGCAAACCAATTTCGACTATACCTTGCAGGACTCCCGCTGTGAGCGGTGGGAGAGATTTATCACAGAGGTCACTTGCAACGACCAGGGCAAGGCCGAATATCTGCAAAAGGCCCTAGGCTATTCGATGCTCGGTATGGCGAATGAAGAGTGTATGTTCATCCTTCACGGCAAGACCACCCGCAACGGAAAATCCACTATGCTGAGTGCCATTCATCATCTCTTGGGCGACTATGCCTCTGTGTCCCCGGTGTCCATTATCTGCAAGTCTGACCGGTCAAAGAACGCAGAGGCGGCAAACCCCATGCTGGCCTCCCTCAAAGGCAAGCGGTTTGTGACCATGGCGGAGAGTAACCAGTATGGCAAACTGGACGAGGAAACAATCAAGCAGCTCACTGGTGGAGAAGAGATCAAGGCTCGGAACCTCTACGAAGCTACCACGACTTTCCTTCCTCAATTCACTCTCTGGCTGTCCTGCAATGACCTCCCCTCTGTCAATGACAAGAGCCTGTTCGCCTCTGATCGTGTACGAGTGGTGGAGTTCAACCGGCATTTCTCTGAGGACGAGCAGGACAAGAACCTCAAAAGTGAGTTCCAGACTCAGGAGGCCATGCGTGGCATTTTCACCTGGCTCTTAGAGGGCTATTTCAAGTATAAGCGGTTCGGCCTGAAAATGTCCCCGGCTATGCGTCAGGTGGTCAAGCAGTATGAGAAAGACAACGACCTGGCTTTGCAGTTTTTGGAAGAGAAATGTGAAAAGGTCGAGGGTGCCTATACCAGAGCCAAGACGCTCTATGATGCGTACAAGATTTGGTGTAAGTCCAACGGCTATTTTGTGTGCAGCGCAAAGCGGTTCAATGCTGACATGGAAGCTCACCCGGAATGGCATGGAGGAAAGACAGTCTACTCCGGCTATCCCACCTACCGGGATATTCGTATGAAGGGAACGGTGTAACTCTATGGCTTATTACAAGAGAAACGAGTTTGAGCTTTCTATTCCTACCGGTGATCTCAAACCTGGTATGCAAGTATGCGTTCCACGAAATATCACCTATGGATGGAATGTCTATACGGGATTGACCTTGTATAAACCCTACACCATTAAGAGGGTCACGCCGAAGAAAACCAAAGTGATATGTGAAGACGGAACGGAGTTTTACACAAAAGAAACGGCTTTTCTTCTGCCGGTTCCTGAAATGAACATCGAAAATGAGAGAGTTTTCCTTTTCCAGAAGATAGGTAAAATCATCACGGCTCTCGACAGGTCATCTTGCAAGACCTACATCTCTTCTTACGAAGAAATGAAAGAAGCTGTTGACCACCTGACAGCATTTTACGACTTTTGCCTGAAAAACTCTCAGAAGGAGTGATTTTCATGAACAAGAAAAATATGCGCCGTCTGTCCATCTTGGTCACGGCGCAGACCGCAAAGAACCTGGAACGGCTGGCGGATATGTCTGGCTACTTCGAGATCGGGAGAGTAGTGGATAAACTGACCAGAGAGAAAATGATTTCCCTCCGGTGTGAAAAAGGAGATGGCCGTAATGAGTAAAAACGACAAATTCAAGGAGTTGTATAAGGCAATCGGGGTTCTGGCAGAAACCGGCATACTCTTCTACCGAGCTACCATTCAGGCCGGTGCAACTCCCGGAGAAGCCAGACTCTTGACTCAGGCTTTTCTACGAGCATCTATGCAGGGTGACGATACCCCTGAGCCGGAAAGTGAGGAAGAAGTATGACTGTAAAAGAGCTGAAAGCAAAGTTGGCTAATATTCCCGAAGACGCTGCCGTGGAGATGGTCATTTGCAATAACGACAATCCGCTTGAAGACGGGTGCCGGGTAGACAAAATAGCCTATTTCGAGTGGCTTCAAAAAGATGGAGCCAAAACTGTGGTTTTGTTCCCAGCGTGAGAGAAATATATTTAGTGGCTCACTGAATATATTTGCGACTTTCGGCCTTTGGTGAGTTTTAGTGACTTTTTTGGTGAATAATCGGCCACTACCGGAAACCCTTGTGGCGCAAGGCTTTGAGGGCATTTTTGACCGCTATTTCTATATTTTTCTGTATAAACCCTCCATAGAGAGTGATATATAGAGAGATTTATAGCAAAAATCGAAAATGGGTCACTAAACTCACTAAAGGCCGACTGAAAATAATTTGTGGAAGGAGAACGACTATGAGTGATAAAGTGGTAGATTTACCAACTCCCGCTCGGGGCCGTGGCCGTCCGAAGGGGACGGGTGGAAATAAGCGTCCTGACCGGACTACGGCAATGAGTGTGCAGACTGAGCCGGGTGACAATCGGAAGTATTTGCAACACACAATGAGAATGTGGAACTGGCCGGAAGTGGATATGAGAGAGCCTGAACAGGTTGCAGAGAGGATTGAGCAGTATTTCGGTATTTGTATTGAGGATGATATGAAGCCGAGTGTCGCTGGCCTCGCTTGTGCTTTTGGGGTGGATAGAAAGACTATTTGGGCATGGGCTAATGGTGTAGATAGTAAGACATTACCCACGGAAAGCCGTAACCTCATAAAAAAGGCGTATCAAAATTTGAACGCTCAGATGGAAAACTATATGCAGAACGGGAAGATCAATCCTGTGGCTGGTATCTTCCTGATGAAGAACAATATGGGCTATCAGGACAAGCAGGAAGTGGTTCTGACCCCGAACAACCAGCTTGGCGAAGCGACTCCCCCGGAAGAGCTTCAACAGAAGTATTTGGAAGCGACTGCCAGCGACTATGACACAGACGAGTGACCTGGTTCACGACTTTGCGACTATCCCGCTCGAAGGTCTGCGACTATGGTTCACGACTATCCAAGCCACCCCTGCGACTATGTGGAAGCCGCCGACCTCTCTTCCTGGGAGATCGGCGGCTCTTTTGCACCTTGGCCGGAGCCGGGGCCGTTCCCTCCCTGGCTGATCTGGCGCAGCCTGGGCCGATTGTCTGGAAAAGTGTACTTTTCTTTACTCTTTTATAATGTATAGAAAACACTGAAAATATTTTGTATTTTCCTATTGACAACTAAATTTATTCAGTGTATATTAAAAGCACAAAAAATATTCAGTGCTTAACGGACATTTTAGAAAGGCGGTTTAACTAATGAAGACAACAAACAGAAAAGCCCGTCAGAATGTGCGGCAATACATTTTAGATCATTTTGAGCCGTGCGGGTATGATTTTACAGGCCCTTGTACTTTTCAAAATGTGGCCCGGTTTATTCTTGAAGTTCACGCCAGGGAAAAAGCCTATTCCCCGGAATATCAGGCGGCAAAAGGTTTTACTAATGAAGCCGTATTTATGGATTGGTGCCAGGGCTTGCCCAGTGTGTTAGATACTTGTTATTACTATAACCGCTCCGCCGTGGCTGACCTGGGCGACATTTTGGAGCAATCGGAGCGGGAACGGGTGCAATATACCGAAGAGCAAGCGGAACGGCTCTTGACTCATTTAATCTATCAAGAATTAGTAAAGGGGGCGGCGGGACGATGAAGCAATACACAAGAAAACAGTTAAAAGAATATGCCCGGTTAGGGCTGGCCCGTGATTTAACAGAGGTTGACCCCGACACGCTGCCTAAATGGTATGAAAAAATTGGAGTTAGCCGGGGAATTTACGGCATGAACGGCGGTTTAATTTGGGATAAAGTAACCGGGGAATATGGCGTTATTCTGGCCCGTTCGTCAAATTTGTTTCGGTTGTTTTAAGGGGGTTATATTGTGCGACATATTGAGATAGGCGGTTTTATCCGTATTAGCAAGAAAGAGGCGGAACGCCGGTATAATTCCGGCGAAACAATTCGCTTGTGTGCTTGCAAGGTGTCCCCGGTCAATATTTGGGGTTGCTATTCAGATTGCAGCCGGGAAAAATTATCCCCCGTTTCCGGGGACGGTTTTAATACCATTGTTCCCCGTAACCGGGAATTTGAAACGCTTGTAAATGCGTTTCGGTTCTATAATTGCAATTTTGAAACTGGCTATTATCCGGCCTACTATGTGAAAAAGGCGGTGTAGCTATGACCAGCTACAAAAGAGGGAAAGAAGCCGCCAGGGAAGCCGCTATTAACTGGCAGGCTGGTTTTTCAAGCCACAATTACAGTTATTCAGAATTAGCAGAGTTTCAAGATATGTTTTCCCGCCTGGGGCGTAAATATGGCCTATTGTGTGAGTTTCGGGAAAACGGGATTTTATAAGGGGGTTCAATCATGATCTATTGTAAACAGATACCGCCCGAATATCAGGACAGCCGGTTATTTGATGATGAAAGAATGGGACCGGATTATATCAATGTGACCGGCAACCGGAATTATATTAGCCGCACAAGCCCCCTTTTTGACCGGGTATATAATGCCCTGAAAAATGGGGAATTGGCCGAAGCCCTGGACGATATAAAGAACGGCGGTTATTATAGCAGCTTTTACAAGAACGCTACACAAGCGATAAATGACCTTTTGGAGCCTGACAAGGCCCGATATAGTACCCGTGATATTCACGCCCTGAAAGAGCTTGTAAACGCCTATACGGAAGCCGGAAGCCGGGAAGAGAACAATATTCTTTGCAAGGTTCTTTCCGTTGTTACGGGCTGTAAATGGGATTGGCGAATTATCCGGGGTTGTTGTCAAGGCGATTGGAACGAAGTTTTTTACCCCGTGGACAATTGGAGCCGGGAAGCGTTGGCCGCTTTTGAAACAATGTATTTTAACACTGGTTCGGAGTGGATTATACACGATGAAGAGAATACCCCGGAAGGGCCGGAAGAGGTAAACGGGTATAGCTGCTATATTGTAGCCGATACGGAAGAGGGTATTAGAAAAGAGCTTGCAAGCGTGGCCGGTTGCGCCCCTGTTGATCTGGTTATATGGGCGTTTGAAGGGTTCACAAGAGTACCACAATATAAGGCGGTGTGAGTGTGTATATAGTTTTGCTAATCTTGCTTTTACCAATTCAAATTATCATTGAAATTATGAAATTTAATAAATGAGTTTGCCGCCCTGGTTATTCCGGGGCGGTTCTTTCTTGTGCTTTTTGGAGTGCAGCCGGGGCCGGTTGCCTGATACCGGGGCCGGGGGATATATCCACCGCCACCGGGCCGGGGTGAGTGGCGAAAATTCCCACAAAAATAAAAAGGCTTTATTCCTAACAAACTATATTCAGTAACAAAATATTTTCAGCTTTTTATTGACAACAAAATAAATTCAGTGTATAGTGTCATCAAGAGGTGATTACCATGTATATCAACAAGGCTATCCGAGATTTGATGAAAGCGAAGAATGTTTCTCTTCTGACCATGGCAAAGGCTCTCGGTAAAGAGCGTGGCAATGAAATCAGTTCCCGGCTTAGAAGCAATAACCTGTCCTTCAACAGCGCAGTTGAAATGCTGTCTGCCCTGGGCTATGAGGTGGTCATTCAGGAAAGAAAGCCGGGAGTCCGCAGAGCTGACCAGATTGTAATTGACCAAAAGGAAGACCCGAAGTATGACCTGGACGCTCTCTTGGGGTCAGGCGGTGATGGTGAGTGAAATATGGCTATGGCCGGGTATCAGCCAAAGACCAGAGCCTTGCCCGTCAGCTTGCCGCTCTGAAAGCCTACGCCCCTGATCTGGACGATGACCATATCTTCACAGACAAACAAAGCGGAAAGAATTTCAACCGAGAACATTACTTAAAGCTAAAATCCATCCTGGTTCCCGGAGATGAAATTCTGGTGGAGGAATTAGACCGGTTTGGACGGAACAAAGCGGAAATCAAAGCCGAGCTGGAATGGTTCAAGGAGCATGGTGTAATTGTAAGAGTGTTTGATGTTCCTACCACGCTGATAGACTTCCGTGGACAGGATTGGATTGGCGAGATGGTTAATAACATTCTGATTGAAGTAATGGGAGCCATGGCAGAGCAGGAACGAAAGAAGATACGGAAGCGTCAGGCCGAGGGGATAGCGGCTATGCCGGTTGTCAATGGACGGAAGGTGTCTGCGAAAACAGGAAGAGGGTTTGGCCGTCCTGCTTATGAGATTGACTTGGATAAATTCAAGGCCCTAATGCAAAAGCAGAGAGAAGGGCTAATTACAGTGAATGATGCTTGCCGTCAACTTGGTATCAGCAGACCTACATGGTATGAAAAGGTGAGAAAGGTGGTATGACCTCATGGGACAGTATGACAATTACAGCAATGAGAAGAATATCGCCAAAGCGAAAAAGAGGCTGGATAAGCTGACGACCAAGCGCAACTCTGACCCGTATGAAGTTGAGCTGGCCCGAAAAGAGTTGGAAACTGCAAAGCTGTTTGAAAAGTGCCAAATCTTTGGGACAGAAGGTTGGAGAAAGAGCATTTATAATCCCAATGCCAACATCATGTTTAGTGATGATAATGAGGTCATCATGTTCTTTGATAAACTAATCTCTTATCGGGATATAAGCTCCTATGCTATTGTTGAAAACATTGTCAGAGAGGCGCATACTAAGACTAAGAAGACCGGAGCAGTAACAAGAGCTATTGTGGGTGGTGCGATTGCCGGAGGGGTTGGAGTCGTAGCCGGTGCAATAACAGCAGGGTCAAAGTCCAGCACCACCGTACATGAAATACCGGATGGGTTCTTTTTGCAAATCCACTTGAAAGACGGTTCCGGGTATCAATGCCCGGTTCCAAGTAACGGGGCAATCTCAAACAGAGTCCCGAAAATGTGGCTTTATCTGGCAAGTAAATTGCAGACCATCGTTGAAAAGAATAAATAGGCTCTCGCAAGGGCGGGAGTAACAGCCATTACGGGCTATCGGAGAAATCCGGTAGCCCTTTTTCTTTTGAGGTGATTTTATGGATTATCGGAAGCTGGCAGACAGTATTAAACGGCATATTGAAAATAAGCCGGAAGATCATACTGCCTATATTGACCTGTTATCTCTTTGCCGTCAGTGGGAAGAGGAAGATTTTCAGGCGGCACATGAGGCCAGTAAAGAGTTACGGCTTCTCTCGGCCAAACAGTTGCGCCGTACTTCCCCGAAAGAGGCGGAGCATTTCTATGAGGCATGGCGCAAAACCCTCCTGTTTGACGCTCCCCATAATTTTGACGCTTTTATGACCTATATTGAGCTTGACCGGAAGCCGGAAAAGCGGTTCTATGCTCCCCGGAGGCATTATCTGAAACCAATGGTGCAGGGGTTCCAGGACATTCTTGATAAAAAGCTGCGTCTTTTGACAATATCCATGCCGAAACGAGCGGGAAAGTCCCAAACAGGTATCAATTTTGTTAATATGCTCTCTGGAAAGTTCCCTGACCGCTCTACACTGATGGAGGGAACGGGTGATGACCTTGTAAAGAGCTTCTACAATGGGTGTCTGGAATACCTGATTACTCCCAATGAGTACCTGTTCTATGATGTATTCCCAGATGCCCGTCTGGTACAGACCGGAGCGGACACCAAGATTATCAACCTCAAATCCAAGTCCCGGTTTCCCACCATCATGTGCCGCTCTATTGATGCCCGTCAGGTGGGTTTGTCCGAGGCCACGAATGTGCTTTACCTGGATGACTGTGTTGAAGGCCGTGAAGAGGCAAAAAACCGCCAGCGGCTTGACGATAAGTGGGAAGTGATTTCCGGCGATATTATGGGCCGAGCCATTGAAGGTACGCCCATGGTGTTCACTGGCACCCGGTATTCCATCTATGACCCTATTGGGCGTGTTCAGGAATATGCGGCGCAGGAGAATTGGCCTTGGAGAGCTATCGAAATTCCTGCCCTTGATCTAATCACGGACGAGAGCAATTATGAATACGAGCGGGAGGGCCAGAAGATTTTTACCACGGCATACTTCCGAGAGCAGAGAGAGCTTTTGTCCGCTGAACAGTTTGAGAGCGAGTTCCAACAACAGCCTTTTGAGGCCAAAGGGCTTCTCTTCAACAAGGATGAATTGAACTATTTCTTTGAACTGCCGCCTGACCGGGAGCCGGACACTATCATTGCCGTAGGCGATACCGCTGAAAGCGGTTCTGACTCCACTTCCCTGCCGGTGGCCGTCATCTATGGCACTGAGGTTTACATTGTCGATGTGGTCTTTGATGATGCCCCGGCAGAGGTGACAAAGCCGGAGTGCGCTAAGTGTCTGATCTCCAACAAGGTAGCTTCTGCTACTTTTGAGGCTAACAATGCCGGTCAGTATTACGCTCGTGATGTAGCAGAAATCATCCGGCAGCAGGGGTACTCTATCGGTATCAGAACAAAGCGGACGATTTCAAACAAACAGACCCGAATTGAATTTGCTTCCGACAATATCAAGAAGAACTTCTATTTCAAGCACCCGTCCACTTACAAACGGGGCAGTCAGTATTGGAATTTCATGAAGGAGCTGACCACTTATACTCGGAGCGGCAAGGTTCCGCACGATGACGCACCTGACTCTTTGGCTCTTCTGGAAAATGAAATTCGTATGTTGGTCGGAGGGAAAATCGAAATCTTCAAGCGTCCTTGTTGAAAATTATATTTTCCAATGGTATTATGAAGAGTTATTCGTTGACAAGCATTGGATATTATGCTATCATGAAAGATGATAAAATGGCTTTTGATAGGAGGTGACATGAATGGGAGCCAGAGCGTTATTTGGCCGCAGGGTGATTTATACCGATGTGGCCGAAATCAATGACAATAACATCATTGATGTTCTGCAAAAGGCCCTGTTCATTCATCTCATGAACCAGGCGGATATTAACTATCTGTACCGGTATTACAAGGGAGATCAGCCTGTTCTTTACCGGCAGAAGGAAGTTCGGCCTGAAATCAATAACAAGGTCGTTGAGAACCGGGCAAATGAAATCGTATCTTTCAAGGTCGGTTATCTGATGGGTGAGCCTGTCCAGTATGTCAGCCGTGGAGATGATGAGGAAATTGCCAAGAAAATCACGCAGCTCAATGATTATGCTCTGTCTGAGGACAAGGCCGCAAAGGATAAGGAGCTGGCTGATTGGTCGCACATTTGCGGCACTTCCTACCGCATGGTTCTTCCTGATGGTATGGCCGATGTGGAAGAAGACGAGGCTCCGTTCGAGATTTTTACGCTTGACCCTCGTTTCTCCTTCGTGGTTTACTCTACGGCCCTGGGAAATCCCGCTATGATGGGTGTTCAATATATCCTGAAAGACGATGGGGTTTTGATTTTTAGCTGCTATACTTCTGACCACTATTATGAGGTGGAAAACACTTGGGCAATCAGGCGGAGCGAGGAACAGTATTTGGGTATTCCCATCATTGAGTACCCGGCGAACAAAGCTCGTTTGGGTGCCTTTGAAATCGTCCTCCCTCTTCTGGACGCAATCAACAATGTAGAGTCTAACCGCCTGGATGGTGTGGAACAGTTTGTTCAGGCCCTTATGCTTTTCCACAATGTCGATATTTCTTCTTCGGATTATCGTGAGCTGCGAGAAGAGGGCGCAATCAAGTACAAGGATATTGACCCGCAGTTCAAGGCCGAAATTGAGTACCTGACTGCCGAGTTGAACCAGACGCAAACGCAGACCCTTGTGGACAGTATGTATAATACGGTTCTCACGATCTGCGGTATGCCGAACCGAAATGGTGGTTCTTCCACCAGTGATACCGGTTCCGCTGTTATCATGCGGGATGGTTGGTCTGCGGCAGAGGCAAGAGCCAAAGACAGCGAATTGATGTTCAAGAAGTCGGAAAAAGAATTTCTGAAAATCCTTCTTCGTATCTGTGACAACCTGAGCGACTTGAGCTTGAAGCTCTCCGCCATTGAAATTCGCTTCACTCGCCGCAATTATGAGAATATTTCGGAAAAGGCCAATGTTCTGATTACCATGCTAAACAATCCTAAAATCGCTCCGGTTTTGGCCTTTATTCATTGTGGAATGTTCTCTGACCCCCAAGTTGCTTACAAAATGAGCATGGAGTATGCGGAAGAGCAGGAGAAAAAAGCGGCAGAACTTGCCACCAAGCAGCAGAATAATAGGGAGGGCGAAGGGAATGAACCCGGTAGTGAACCTGACGGTAAAGGCAGTTCAGGAGATCAATGAAATCCTCTCCCGTGGCAAGGGAGTAGAGATTGCCGTGAGAAACGGTAAAGTGGTGGTTTGGGAAACCGCCAGTAAAAAGAAATATGAGGCCGTCATAGAGAGGTGACGGTAACAGCCACTACGGGCTATCGGTAAGAGCGGAAACGCTTTTGCCGGTAGCCCTTTTTCTTTTGGTTTTAAGGCCGCAAGGCTTTGAATGGTCAGGGAAGACCTTAATCGCAAGGGGAGAAAACCCTACCAAAAACAGAAATCAGTGCTGAGTGAACAGCCTTGTTAAACGCAGGAGGTATTTGTTATGGCAAAGATTGACACCAGTAAGATCGAGGGGTATGCAAACATGACCCCTGAGCAGAAGTTGGCCGCTCTGGAAGGGTTTGAGTACGAGGATAACGCCGCAGAGCTGGAAAAGCAGAAAAACGCTCTTTCCAAGGCCAATTCCGAGGCCGCTGAGTGGAAGCGGAAGCACAATGCTCTTATTTCCGAAGAGGAAAAGAAGAAGCAGGAGGACGCTGAGAAGCTAGCTCAGATGGAACAGGAGCTTGCTGATCTCCGTAAGGGTAAGACCGTTTCCGAGTACAAGGCCAAGTTTGTAGCCCAGGGCTATGACGAGGCTCTGGCTGAGGAAACCGCTAAGGCCCTGGCTGACGGCGATAGTGCTAAGGTCTTTGCCAATCAGAGCAAGTTTCTCGAAGAATATGCGAAAAAGGTCAAAGCTGACGCAATCAAGAAGACCCCCAAGCCCGGTGCTGGTGCCGGTTCCGGCTCTGGTACTGAGGGTGCCGTAGATTACGGCAAGAAGATCGAAGAGGCGCAAAAGAACGGTGATATTACCGCTGTCGCCTACTACACACGCCTGAAAGCTCAGGCTGAGGCCGAGGCTCAGGGCGAATAACCAGTAAAGGAGAGATTGATTTATGGCCGATACTCTGGCTACCAGTTTCGGGGTACTGAATTACTCCGGTATGCTCTTCAATAAGGGTAATACCCGTTGCCCCCTGTCTTCCATCATTGGCGGCAGGGCCAAGACCACCAATCATGTCGAGTTTGTGACCGGCCAGGAGTACACCACTGGCGGTGGCACACAGCCTTCTATCAGTGAAACCGCCTCTCTGACGGCACCGGAGGCGAGTGTGATTACCCGCACTCAGAAGACCAATGTGACTCAGATTTTCATGGAAGCCGTGGGCATCTCCTATGCCAAGCAGTCCAATATGGGAACCCTGTCCGGCCTGAATGTCGCCAACCAGCAGGCTAATCCCATCAATGAGCTGGACTTCCAGGTGGCGGCGAAGATGCAGAAGGTCAACCGGGATATTGAGTTTACCTTTATCCAGGGTGCCTACAACAAAGCCACTTCTGACGCTACTGTGAACAAGACCCGTGGACTGGTGGAGGCGATTACCACCAATGTTAAGGCCATGTCCAGTAAGCCTCTCGGCCTGTGGGACATTGCCGACATGGTGAAGAAGATTTACGGTGCCAACGCCCCCACCGATGGCCTGTGCCTGTGGTGTGACGCTACCACGCTGTTCCAGGTCAACGCTGACGCTGTTCAGAATGGCCTGACGGTGGTTCCCGCTGCCCGTGAGATCAACGGTATCGCCTTGTCCAGTGTGGTCACTCCCATTGGTGTGGTGTATCTGTACCTGGGCGAGTGTCTTCCCGCTGGTACGGCTCTACTGCTGAACCTGAATGTGATCTCTCCCGTGTACCAGCCTGTCCCCGGCAAGGGCAACTTCTTCCTGGAGCCTCTGGCAAAGACCGGTGCCGGTGAGAAGTATCAGCTCTTCGGCCAGATTGGTCTTGACCATGGCCCGGAGTGGTATCACGGCAAGTTCACCGGCATTGCTCAGAGCTTCACCGCTCCCAAGTACAGCCGGAGCGTGTTCATTGCCAATGACGCTTCTAATCCTGTTCAGACTATGGTGACTAATACCACGGAGTCCCCTGTGAACACCAAGGAAGTCGGGGCTGGCGGCTAATTTGATGAAAGGTAGGTGAAAAGTCATGACCGATACTGAAAAGCTGACCATGCTAAAAGCCATGACCGGCGAGAAGGACGAGAGTGTACTTTCCACCTACCTTTCTATCGCTGGCAACAAAATCCTGAAACGGGCTTATCCCTTCAACAGTACCGTGACTGTGGTGCCTGACCGGTATGCCTACAATCAGGTGGAGATCGCCGCTTATCTGGTGAACAAGCGTGGTGCCGAGGGCGAAACGGCGCACAGCGAGAACGGTATTTCCCGTTCCTATGAGGACGGAGATGTGCCGCCTACGCTCCTGCGTGAGATTGTTCCCTGTGCCAGTCTTATCAGGGAGGAACCGGTGGTATGAGGGTCATGGAGCGAAATAAATCCTCTTACTGGTATCTGCTGTATGACAGAAAAGAGCCGGTAAAGGATGAAGAGGGTCACGAAACGGGTGATACCCGTGTGGTCTACAAGGAAGCTGTGAAGAGACGGGACAATGTTTCTGCCGCAACCGGCTCTGCCCAGGTAGAACAGTTTGGTAATTTCATCTCCTATGACAAGGTGATTGTCACGGATGACCTCACCTGTCCGATTGATGAAAATACCGTATTGTTCATCGACAAACCGCCTGAGTATGACAATGACGGAAATCCTCTTTTTGACTACATCGTGAAGCGTGTCGCAAGGAGCCTTAATTCCATCTCCTACGCTGTGAGTAAGGTGACAGTATCGTGAAGACGATTAAAGTACCCCTGTCCGTGGCCGGAATTGATAACGCTATTCGAGAGATTGAGCGGTATCGAAGCTGGCTGAAAGCAAAGACGAGTGTTCTGCTGGACAGATTGGCGCAGGAAGGTCTATCGGTAGCCGCTGCCAACTTCGCAAAGGCGGCGTATGACGGCACCAATGATGTGTCTGTGTCTGTGGAGCATAGAGGGGCCGGAGTCCGGGCCGTGGTCGCTGTTGGAGCATCGGTACTTTTCATTGAGTTCGGCACCGGAGTGACTTACCCGGATAACCACCCGGAAGCCGCAGAACATGGTATGCACCGTGGAGAATATGGGGCCGGTCACGGTAAGCAGCAGTCCTGGGGCTACTATGGAGAACCCGGTACGAATGGTGTTGTTCACACCAAAAAGGACGGGAAGGAAGTGGTCATTACCCAGGGTAATCCGGCCAATATGTCCATGTATGAAACCGTGAAACACTTGGAGGGCATCTTGCCCGGACTGGCAAAGGAGGTATTTCGATGATTGATGTGGAGAGTCAAATCTACACACCGATTGCGGTTGCCCTCCGGGAAGCCTTTCCTGGCATTGATGTAAGCGGAGAGTATGTGAAAGCTCCGTCCGCTTTTCCTCATGTGAGCATTGTGGAACAGGACAATTACCCCACTCTGGAACATCTGAGTACCAGTGACAAAGAACAATTTGCAACGCTGATGTATGAGGTGAATGTCTATTCCAACAAATCCACCAGCAAGAAGAGTCAATGCCGGAGCATCATGAAGGTTATTGATGATCTCATGTACCAGCGCAATTTCACCCGCATTTCCCTGTCCCCCATTCCGAATTTAGAGAACGCAAGTATTTACCGCCTTGTGGCCCGTTATCGAGCAGAAACAGACGGTACAAATCTGTATAGGAGGTAAGAATATGGCTATTTCCACTTATAAGGTCTTTCTGATGAAGAAAAAGACCGAACCCGAAGATACCTATGAGAAACTGGTTGATATTAAGGAGTTTCCCGATCTGGGTGGCGAACCTGAGATGTTGGAAACTACCACGCTGTCTGACAATATGCAGACCTATATTGCTGGTATTCAGTCTCTCGATGGTCTGGCCTTCACGGCTAACTATGACATGGCTGATTTCCAGAAACTCAAGGCTCTGGAAGGTAAGACTGAGAGTTATGCTGTCTGGTTCGGCGGAACAGAAAGCGGCGGTAATGTGACCCCTGATGGTTCTAACGGCAAGTTTTCTTTTGACGGACAGCTCTCTGTGTTTCCCGTGGGCGGCGGCGTAAATGAGGTCGTGGATATGAGCATTTCCATTGCTCCTTCCACTCCCATTGCCTTTGCCGCTGAGTAATCATCAACCGGTCTGAATGATAAGGAGGATTTATCATGGCTAAGACGCTGACAATCAAAGACCCCGTTTCCGGCGAAAGCTATACGCTGGAATATACTCGCAAGACCGTTGAGATCATGGAGAAGCAGGGCTTCATTGCTGAGGAAGTTGACCGCAAGCCCATGACCATGCTCCCGGCCCTGTTTGCCGGTGCATTTATTGCTCGGCACCGCTTCGTGAAGAGAGAGGTCATTGACCGCATTTATGCCCGTCTGCCCCGGAAAGACGAGCTTCTGCCGAAGCTGGTGGAGATGTATAACGAACCTATTCTGTCCCTTATGGAAGAGCCTGTTCCTGACGAGGACGGCGAGGGAAACATGGACTGGACTGCCAACTGGTAAGCGGGTTGCAGTCCGATGAACGAGGGGGCGGTGGCGTAGTTCGCCCCGCTCCCCGTTTCGCTTACACAGAAAAATTTTATGAAGTGTTCCCCTTCTATCTGGCAATCGGTATGACTGCTGAACAGTATTGGGACGGGGATTGTGAGTTGGTCAAATACTATCGGAAAGCCGCAAAAATCCGGCAGGATTTGAAAAATCAGGACGCATGGTTGCAGGGAATGTATATCTATCAGGCGATTGGCAATCTGGCTCCTATTCTTCGAGCTTTTGTGAAAAAAGGTACAAAGGCTGTACCTTATCCCGATCAGCCGTTTGCATTGAACACCATGCAAAAGGAGAAAAAGGAACAGACCAAACAGGAAAAGCAGGACGAAAAGGCAAAAGCCTATTTCCAGGCATTGGCTATGTCGCTCAATAAGAAATTTCAGGAGAAAGGTGGTGGCGTAAATGGCTGATAATGTGGAAATTCAGGGTTTGGAATTTCAAATCCAGGAGAACAGCGCAGGAGCCGTAACCGGACTTGAAAATCTGAAAAAGGCCCTGAGTGGTTTGAAGTCCGTGACCAACAACAGCGTCAAGGGGCTTGACAGCACCAGTAAGAGTATTCGGGAATTGAAGAACGCTCTTTCCGGGCTGAACAGCGGCGATATGTCCCGGAAGCTGACGCAGATCGCCTCCGGCCTAAGAGCATTGGAACAAGTCAGAGGAGTTAAGATTTCCAGCTCTATTCCTAATCAGTTAAACGCCCTCAATGTTGCCCTGAAAAATGTCAAGTGGACGGACGGGGACAAGATTAGAACCCTCGTAGACGGTTTACGCCCTCTGTCTGAACTCGGAAGAGCCAATATGACTTCCTTCATCAATCAGCTTGGAAAACTCCCTGACTTGATTGACGAGCTGGAAAAGGCAGATATTGACAAGTTTACCCGGCAAATGAAGGAACTTGCTGCCGCTATGAAGCCTTTTGCAGATGAAATGCAGAAGGTTTCCAATGGATTTTCCGCTTTCCCTTCCAAAATCCAAAGATTGGTGTCCAGCACAGACCGGTATAATAATTCCGTGAACCGGGCAACTACCGGTACTAAGGCGTGGTCTAACGCTCTCGCTGGTATCAAACTTTCCACGGTACTTTATGCCTCTAACCGGATTGGTGCTGCACTTGCCGGGTATATGTATCAGGCTTCCGAATGGGAAGGTATCATGTACCGTTTTGGTCGAGCTTTTGGAGAAGAGGCGGAAGCGAATTACAAGTGGATTAACCGTCTGAACTCCGAGCTGCAAATCAATGTTCAACAGTTCATGCAGTATGCGTCCATCTACGGCACGATGCTGAAAGGCTTCGGTGTCGCACAGAAGGACGCTGCGGCCATGGCTATGAACTATACTGAGCTGACCTATGATATTTGGGCCGGTTACAACGATATTTATAAGAGTTTTGAGGACGCTGCCATTGCGGTGCGTTCTGCTATTGCCGGTGAGGTTGAGCCTATCCGCAGAGCTGGCTTCACCATCGTAGACTCTCAGTTGAAAATCACGGCGGCAAACTACGGTATTGCGTACAGCACTCAGAGCGCAAGCGAGGAATTGAAGTCCTATCTGCGTTATCTCACCCTGATCGACCAGGCTAAGGCACAGGATTTGATTGGCACTTATGCCCGTGAGATGACTACCGCAGAAGGTCTTATGAGAACCCTGCGCCAACAGCTCACTTCTCTTTCCCAGGCTTTTGGCTCTTTCCTTCTTCCCGCTCTGGTGAAGGTTTTACCTTATGTGCAAGCCTTTGTCGAACTGATCGGGGAAGCGATTTCGGCCCTGGCACAGCTCTTTGGTATCGACCTGAAACCGGTAGACTTCGGTGTAAGCTCTGGTGCCACCGCAGCCGGTGATATGGCTGATAATCTCGATGACGCTGCCGGTGCCGCAAAGAAGCTGAAACAGTACACCGCTGGTTTTGATGAACTGAATGTTTTTAACCCTGACCAGGGGAGCAGCGGAGCCGGTGCCGGTGTTTCTGGTGGAGGCTATGACGGCGAATTTGACATTGGCAAGCTGTGGGACGAGAGCATTTTTGAGAATATCAATTCTCAGGTTGACGAGCTGAAAGAAAACCTGAAAGATGTTCTTGCCACTGTGACCAGTATTGCGGCGGGTATTTTGGCATGGAAGGTCGCTAAGGATTTCTTGACGGCTCTGAAATTGCTGAAAGAACTGAACTCCAAGAACTTCACCTTCAAGCTGGACTTCAAGGTTCTCGGACTGGCTATGTTCCTCGCTGATTTGAAGGAATTTGAACGGTATCTGAAAGATTTTCTGGACAACGGCCCTACCTTCCAGAATGTCGCCGGAATGATTAGTTCCTTTGCCGGTATGGTGGGGGACGCTCTGATTATGCTCGGAGGCTTGAAGGTTGGCGGTGCGCTGAAAGTCGTGCAAGGTATCGGAGAAATCGTCATTGCTATCAGTGATATTGCGGAGAATGGAGTCAATGCGGAAAATGCCCTAACCGTCATCCGAGGACTGACCAATATCGCTATTGGTATCGGCGTATTCACAGGAAACATCAAATTGGCTGCATGGAGTGTAGCCATTCAGGGCTTTACCACTATTATCCGTGAGATCGCTACAAATTGGGACGCTATCAAGCAGGGCGATTGGAGTGGTGTAGACAAAGTAACCTTGATTATCGGTGGTCTGGAAATCCTGGGAGGCTTGGTAGTCGCTCTTGATGTGTTTTCCAAGTTGAAGGGTATCTCTAACCTGGGCAACGCTACCACCGCCATGAACACGCTCACTACCGCCACGCAGACGATTGACACCACTGTGAGTACCAGCCTCTCTCCAAAATTGACTTCCCTGGCGAAGAACCTGGGGCTGGTAGTAGCCATTGTAGCCGAAGTATCTGCTGCCGCAATCATCGTGGTCGGCGCAATCGCAATCATGGGTCATGAGTTGGAGGAAGTAGGTAAGGCGTGGGAGCCTGTCATTGAGAACGGAACCACTGTGGCAACCGCTATCGGTATCGGAACCGGTATCTTAGGAGCAGTCGGTTTGGCCGCATACGCCCTGGGAACCGGAGGTAAGACCATTGCCCTGAATATCGGTATCGGCACCGCTATCCTGCTGGAACTCGGTGTAGCTACCGGTTTGTTCCTGGTGGAAATTTGGGCCGTATGCAAGGGACTTGACGAGATCGGTCAGGCATGGCAGCCGGTTTTGGACAACGGCGAAGAGATTGCTACCGCCATTGGAGTAGGCACCGGCCTTCTGGTCGGCGTAGGTGCGGCAACTGCCGCCCTAGGTGCTATCACTATCGGTACAGCGGGTTTACTTCCTGCGGCTATTGCCGTTGGCACCGCTATTCTGGCTGAAATGGCCTTAGCCTGTATCGCTCTGGTGGAAAGCCTACGGGCTGTTGCGGACGAACTGAACAACAATTTGGCTCCCTCTCTTCGGGAATTGAACGGTACTCTTCCGCAACTCACCGATGATATGTCCGATTTCGTGGATTTCATGTCTGAATTTGCCGGGGAGATTAGTTCCTACACTGACTCCATGGGCGGCATTACCTGGGACAGCATCGTGAGTGGCTTCCAGAAGCTCTTTGCCGGTAATCCCATCGGTAACTTTGCTGACGATGTAAACACCATCTATACGGACACCAAGAGCCTGAATGACGAGCTTCGGCTTGCTAACCCGGAACTGCAAACCGCTGTAATCCTGCTAACACAGTATGCCGCTCTTATGAAGCAGCTTGGTATTCTGACGCAGGAAAACGGTACGACAAATCTGGCAACCGGTATTTTTACCAATCTGCAAGTCTGCGGTGAGCAGCTTGTGACTGGCTTCTCCACCGGTATGACGAACAAAATGCCGCTCATTCAGGCCAATGTGGAGCAGATGAAGACCACCCTTGACACCAATTTCAATACGCTGGTGGACGGGGTTGTGCAGAAGTGGCAGACCGGTTTGAACACCATGAATACGGACTTCACCACCTTCCGCACGAATACTCTCCTTGGCTTCACGGACTTCCAGACTCAAATGACAATCGGCATGGACAGCTTCACGACCACTTTCCCGAAGGGATGGAATTCTATGTGGAGAGGCATGACCAATACCGCTATCACTCAATGGAACGCTACTCTGACTACAATGGAAAGGGGCATGAACAACGCCATCCGGTCGCTCAACAATGTTATCCGTCAAATCAACAAGGTATCGAAATTCACCGGTATCAGCCTGAGTTATTTTAGTGAAATCAGTGTAGACCGTATTCAGTATATGGCTGAGGGCGGTTTCGTGGACGAAGGGCAGCTCTTCATTGCAAGAGAGGCCGGTGCTGAGATGGTGGGTGCCATGGGACGGCGTACTACCGTTGCCAATAATGACCAAATCGTTGAGGGCATTTCCGCTGGTGTATCTATTGCCAATGACGGCGTAATTGCCGCTATCTATGCGCTTATGAATATCATTGAGGATAAGGACTTGTCCGTGTCCATCGGTGACGATGTGATTGGCCGGTCTTATGACCGGTACAGCCGGAGCAGAGGTGTCCGAGTAAACAGCGGTGCCTTTGCCAACGCCTACTAAGGGGGTAAGGATATGGCAGCTTTTATCAAGATCAACGGTCATGAATATCCTTGCCCCCGCAGGGGGCTTAACCTCATGGCCGCTACCATCGTAGACTCTGCCCGAAATGCAAACGCTGTGGTGGTAGGTCAGGTGGTAGGTCGTGAACAGCAGAAAATCGACAATTTGGAATGGGCTTATCTGACTGCGGAACAATGGTCGAGCCTGTTGCAAGAATTTAAGAATTTTTATGTGATGGTCACTTACCCGGATATGGTGAACAACACATGGACTACCCGGAAGATGTACCCTGGCGACAGGACGGCAGAGCCGTTCCATCTTGACCCGGAAACGCAGCTTCCCATTGATTACATTAACTGCAAAGTTAATCTCATTGACTGCGGAGAGCCGTTATAAGGAGGGCCGATATGAAATCTGTAAGTAACGCTTACAAGTTGAGTATGCGTGGCCTCCTTCGCAACCGCTCCTATGTCCGTATCACCTTCGGGAATGTGGACACGACAGCCGCAACAGACGGTGAGTGGGTAAGCAATGGGGAGCTGCCTTTTTCTGAGTTTGAAACGGTGGATTATCCCTATCAGTACGGAAGCCCCTATGCCGTTTTGGAATTGAACCGGTGGGCGTTAGACGGCAAGGCTCTTCTCCTTCCCGCCAGCGGAACGGTGCAAGATGGGTTTGCGTCCAGCCACATGAGTGACGCAGAGGGAGCGTTCAGCACCCCGGCAGTCATTACCCGGCAGTTCTCCACCCCTCATACCTTCCCCGGTCTAACTCTGACCTTTGATACCAGGTATCAGGAATGGCCTTTGCAGATCACCGCAAGGTTTTACCTGAGCAATACTCTGGTCGATACCCAGGTGGTGCCTGTAACCGGCGTAGAGGCCGTAGTAAACACGAGAGCGGCACAGGTGGATAAGGTGACTATTACCTTCGATATGGCTCTACCGTACAGTAGGCCCCGGTTGGAAGAGGTTCTGTACGGCCTAAACAAGCAGTTTGTGAACAAAGATATTGTTTCCACTCAGCAAAAGCATGATGTTGACCCTCTAAGCCGCAGACTGCCTACCGAAACAATGGAGTTCACCATCATTGACTACGAACACAATTACGACCCCGATAATCCGGCTGGCATCTACGCTTATGTGGATAAGAACTCTCCTATTGAAATCCAATTCGGCTATGAGCTGCCGGACGGCTCCGTGGAATGGATTAAATCTGACAAGTATGTGCTGAACGGTAAACCCACCACCAAAGACAACCAGACAACCTTCAACGGAACCGGCCTGATTGGGAGCCTGACAAAGACTTTCTACAAAAGCAAGCTCGGTTCTAAAAACCTGTTTGCCATGGCAGAGGAAGTCTTGCTGGACGCTGATTTGACCCTGACGGAACAGGGTACGCACCCATGGGAGATTGACGAGAGCTTGAAGCAGATGTTCACCACGGCGGCTCTTCCCATCGACACGCACATGAACTGTTTGCAGTTAATCGCTCATGCGGCCCGTTGCCGCCTGTTTACGGACGATGACAACATCATCCATATCAAACCCTTCGGCGTGACCGTGACGGGCATTTACAGCGGCCAGTGGGCCGACAACGGCCATCTCTGGTACAGCGAGTGGGAAACGGTGGACAAGGGCAATACCAGCGAGAACACCTACGCCGTATTTGAATTGAACCGGTGGACGCTGGACGGCGGCAATCAGGTGATTATCCCCGATGATGACCCTAATGGGAGAGGGTATATCAGCGAAGCCATGACCAATGCGGAAGGTACATTCACAACGGCTCCGGTCTTTACCAGAACCTTTGATGTGTCCCATGACCTCCCTGTGGTCGCTATCCGCTTTGATACGCCCATGGACGAGTACCCCACCTCTATTCAGGTGAAGTATTACAAGGACGCTGTTCTGCTGGACACGCAGACGGTTCCGGTCAATTCCGTGGAGGTGTTTGTATCTTCCTCTCTGGCGATTGACTGTACCAAAATTGAAGTGTCCTTCCTGAGTGGCCTCCCTTATCGGAGAATGAGGGTCAGTAAGGTCTATTACCGGGAAACGGACTTCACCCTGGATTTCTCTTCTATCGCAGAGAACAGTCAGGCGATCTCCAAAATTGACGAGCTGAAAGCCGTTACCGTGGCCCGGTACTCTTATGCCGCCAGCGACAGCACCACAAATCTCTATGAGGAAACGACCATCGAAACTGAACTTCATGTTGAGTTCTCTGGTCTTGCACAGGATATTCAAATCAATGTGTCTGGCGGAACACTGGTATCTTCCAACATTTACGCCAGAGCTGCGGACTTGGTGTTATCCTCCGGCACCAAAACCGTGACCATTACCGGACGAACCTTGCAGGAGAACTCGGTGGTCGTTTCCTACCCCGTAGCTCTCACCGGAGAAGTGGACAAGGAGGAAAACCCCTTAATCACCAATGACAGTATGTGCCTCGCTCTGGCAAACCATGTGAAGAATTATCTACAAATGCGGAACACCTATGACGCAGATTACCGTGGAAACCCGGAAATGGAGGTTGGCGACATTATCGGTCTGCAAACCCGGTACACCGATGAAATGGACGCTCTGATCTTGGTGGATGAAATCTCCTTTAACGGCTCTCTGAGCGGAAAGATGAAGGTGAAAGGCTTGATATGAGTATTATCAATGAACTTGTCTACAACCGCACACAGGCCGATGTAGACCGGGTTTATACCCTAAAGAACAAAATCCTCACGGGAGGGCTTGCGGCCCTCTCCGCTGAGGAAAAAGCCGAATACCTGGCCGGAATGAAAGGTGCCTATAACTACACAGATTTCAACCGGCTGGGAGAGGCAATCTCCTATCTGGTGGAGCGAATGAAAGAGCTGGACATTCATGACAGCTCCATTATTCCGAAGGTGGATTGGGTCATGGGCGATACCCCGACACAAAGCCAGGTGAGCAATCTTCTGAGCTGTCTGACAAAATTGAGGGCAAAGCTCTCTCTGCCGGACGATGCTCCGTCTGTGCCGAACTCTCTTGATAAGTTGACCTATCAGACGGCAAATGACATGGAGCTTTTGCTTTGGATGATTGACCAGCGAATTACACAGACAACCGCAGCGTTCCGCTATTCTGGGACGATGTACTGTGGACAATAAGGAGGAACTTACAGTATGAAAGACACCAGCATCAAGGGTAACGGAAAGTCCAGTATCATCAAGGCCCCTTCCGATATGCCCGAAACCTTTGAGGCATGGCGGGAACAGCTTCTTGCCGGACAGGGCTATCTTGATGTGCAGTTGAATACTGACACCACCGGAGCAAACGCCGGGTGTAATGAAGTTGGCACCGCTCTGAATAAAGCCAATCTCCTGAGCGATACCACAAAGGCCGCTCTGGAATTAAGCCAGCCTGACCCTACTGTGAATGACGCTTTGTATGCTCTGAGCCAGAAGGGTTCTCCCGCTGAGGTTCATGTGATTGCCGACAATGGCACCCAGGTCACCATGACCAAGGGCGGTAAGACCCTGACCGCTATGGTGTCTGGGGGCGAAGCGGTTCTCTATCCTACGGAGCTGGGAGAGTGGACAATCAAGTACACCTTCGATAGCTCCCAGAAGACCAAACAGTGGAAGTTGGAAGTCATCGGCATCGTCTATGTCTACCCCTTTACGATTGGGGACAACCTGAACGACACGGATTGGGCAGACATTGACATTTGTGGCCGTCTGGGCATGGCCCAGCAGTTCTTCAAGGTGGGCGACTCGAAGACCGTCAATATCGGCGGCACCAATTATGAGGTGCAGATCATTGGCTTCAACCATGACGATAAGGTGTCTGGCGGTAAAGCCGCTTATTCCTTCCAGCTTGTGGACTGCCTGAACCAAACCCAGCAGATGAACACCAGCAACACCAATACTGGCGGCTGGAACGGCTCTGCCATGAGAGGCAGAATGTCCACCTACAAGAGCCAGCTCCCGGCAGCTCTTCGCAATGTCATCAAGACCGTCAAGAAGAAGTCCGGCACCGGTGGAGGCTCTTCCTCTGGAACCCAGCAGACCAATGATGACCTCTTCCTCCTGTCCGAGATTGAGATTTTTGGCACTACCACTTACTCGGTCGCCGGTGAGGGTACGCAGTACGAATGGTACAAGGCCGGTAACAGCCGGATTAAGAAGGTCAATGGTTCTGCGTACTTCTGGGGGGAGCGGTCGCCTTTTTCCGGCAACACCTCCAGTTTCTGCTTTGTGAGCAGTTCGGGCAGCGCCAACTATTCCTACGCCGACTACAGTTGTGGCGTGTCCTTCGGCTTCTGCGTTTAATCCAATATCTGTATAATCCCGCCCCGGAAGGGGCGGCGTAGGAGGGTAAATCATGTCAGTCATCAAGGCCATGCGTGGCGAGAGTACCATGCAGTTTGTAGATACCGCAAGGAAGTTGGAAGCGCACACCTTCTCGGTGGTCACCAAGGCTCCCAAGCGGTACGGCCCCTATCTCCTTTACAAGCTCATGGCTCTCGCCACCACGGTTCATGACGAGGTTCGGGCAGCGAACAATATCTATCCGAAGAACCAGCATGAGGCTCAGATGCGCCGGGACTGCTTGACGAGAGCCAACATTGCCCTCCAAAATCTCAGTCCGAAGCTGACCTTGCTCTACGATGCTATTCTTCAAAACCCTGAGAAATGCCCCTGGATTGACCATGCCATGCAGGAGTTTGGGGAATACATCGTAGAGGAAGCGAAGCTGATCGCCAAAGTGAAGAAAGCTGACAACGAGAGGTTCAAGAGCCTCCCGGCGTGAGTTTTCAGATATGGGTCAAGTCCTGTAATCCTTGCTTGTTCTGCGAACAACTGGTGGGAGCGGTCGCCTAATTCCGGCAACACCAACAATTTCTGCAATGTGAACAGTTCGGGCAACGCCAACAATAACAACGCCAACAACAGTAATGGCGTGTCCTTCGGACTCTGCAACTTCGTATAGGTCAGTCGTAGTAGCCCCTTTGGGTGAAATCAGAACCTTTTGCAGAGGGAGGACTTGTACCCTGCCGAAAGGCTAAAACATCCGGGCATATCGCCTGAAATATGCCCATTCCGGCAACGGGAGTTTCCGATGTGGTCAGCCGGACGCTGCTTGCATGGTGAGCGATTGTACGGTAGCTCATTTCATGGCTGGTACCACTATGCAGTTATAACCCGTACCCTACAACAAGACTGTACGGAGGGAACCCTTTTTATGACAAGCGAGGAACGGAGAGAAATCCGTTATCAACGCAGGAAAGCGAAAAGGGACGAGGCCCGACTCAAACGAAGCATGGCCTGTGGTGATTTCGATGAAGTCTTTTCGTTCCGGCATCTATATCTCTCAGCGAAAAAGTGTTGTAAAGGAGTGTATTGGAAAAGTTCGACTCAGCGGTATATCGGTGATCTGATACCGAATGTGGCCCTCACCCTATTGTCCCTGAAAAACGGCACTTTCATTCACCGAGGGTTCCATGAGTTTTACATCATGGAACGAGGGAAGAAACGGCACATCCGGTCTGTCCACATCTCGGAGCGGACGGTTCAGAAGTGCCTATGTGACTACTGCATTGTTCCGATCTACTCCGCCTCTTTCATCTACGACAATTCCGCCAGCCTGAAACACCGGGGAATGGACTTCGCTCTACGGCGCATGGTCTATCACCTGGAACGACACTTCCGTAAACATGGCCTGAGCGGCGGCATCCTGATATACGACTTCAAGAGCTTCTTCGATGACGCTCCCCATGCCCCGCTGCTGCGGGAAGCGGAACGGCGGCTCCACGATGACCGTGTTCGGGAATTGCACAACAGCTTTATCGCAGACTTCGGCCCCGTGGGCCTCGGCCTGGGCAGTCAGATCAGCCAGACAAACGCTCTGTTGTTGCCGAGTCCGGTTGACCACTATTTCAAAGAAGTCCTGGGGATTGAAGGGTATGCCAGGTACATGGATGACGGCTATGCCATTCACGAAGACCTGGACTACCTGAAAGGTGAATGTATGCTCGGGCTGGAAGAGGTCACACAGCATCTGGGACTGCGGCTCAACTGGAAGAAGACCCGGGTAATTCCTCTGGCCGATTTCTACCGGTGGTTGAAGACCAAGTTCATCATCACCCCGCAAGGTAAGGTGATTTTGAAGATGAACCCTCATTCCACCAAGCTCATTCGGCGCAAGCTCCGCTCCTTCCACGGGAAGGTCGAACGAGGTGAAATGGCTCTGTCGGACATTCGCAATTCTATTGACAGCTACCACGGACACATGAAACGAGGTAACAGCTTCAAGGTGAGAGAGCGCACCAATCAGTATTTCAAATCCATGTTTGGCTTCTATCCGAATAAGAAAGGTTGGGAAAGCAATGTATCGAATGTTCAAAGGCGAAGATATTCTGGCTACGGTCACGAACCCGGTCTGGGTCAGAAAGCAGGATAACGGCTGCTATGGCCTCTGCAACGAGCAGGAGGCACAGGGTGTGGTCGTGGAGGGTACCGTGTACCATCTGGCCGGTAGGGATGCTCTGGACGGCGTGGAGAGCATTGAGATGACCGAGATCAGCGAGGTCACCTACCAGAAGGAGCAGGAGGCCATTCTTCAAAGAAAGGCCGACCAGGAGGAAGTGGACGCTATTGCGGCGGCGATTGAAAGGGGGCTTGCGCTGTGATGAACAAGAAGATGTTGGATGCTCTGGCAAGTGCAATCTATGTGTCGAAGCTGAGTCTGGCCGGTGAGGCCGTCAAGGAAGATGACCAGAAGATCAGGGCGGCGGGACTGTACCCTGATTGGGAGGCCGGAAACCATTCCCGGGGCGAAATCTACAATACCCACTCTGGGGGCAGTCTGGGCGGCGAGTGGGAACAGACCTGGGAGTGCTATCAGGCTTACGACAACGCCACTTACCCCGGGCTGGTTCCCGGTGACCCTTCCTGGTACACCTTCAACCGGCCCCTTCACGGCAAGACCAAGGAAACGGCCCGTCCCTTTGTTCCTGTCCAGGGAGCGCACGATATGTACCACACCGGCGAGTACATGATCTTCACGGACGGAAAGGTGTACCGGTGCAAGCAGGACACCAACTTCTCTCCCACGGATTACGCTCAGGCATGGGAGGTACAGGAATGACAGAGGCGATTGTCGTGGCTATTATCACTGGCGGACTTGCCCTGGTCGGTACCATCTATTCCAGCAACAAAACCGCCCAGAACATGAACGCCAAACTGGATAAGCAGCAAGCGGTCACCGAAACCAAACTGGAAGACCTCACCCGGGAAGTCAGAGAACACAACAATTTCGCCAAGAGGGTTCCTGTGATGGAAGAGCAAATCAAGGTCATCAACCACCGCATTGACGATTTGGAGGCATTTCACAAGCCCTCCACGGTGAAGAGCTGAATATTTTCAGTGGTCAATAGTGAGTTTAGTGAATGATTTTAAGGTTTTGCTATAAAGTCCTCTTAGAGAGCGTCCCTATAAGAGAGTTTATGGTAAAAATCGAAAATGAGTCACTAAACTCACCAAAATAGAAAGGAGAAATATCATGGAGATCATCAAGAAGAAGCTGGCAAATCTGCTGTCCGTCAAGAGTCTGGTGACCCTGGTTCTGACCGGCGTGTTCGCTTTCATGGCCTGTACCAACCAGATCAGCCAGGACTTCATGACCATCTATGCGGTCATCATTGCGTTCTACTTCGGCACCCAGAGCCAAAAGGCGCAGGACTTGATGGACAGCCCGGAGGGGAAGTAAGCTATGATGAAAGCAAGTGAGCTGGTCAAAAAGGCAATCGACATTGCCGAGAACCACCAGACCCTTTATATCATGGGCTGCTTCGGTGCGCCGATGACTGCCGCCAACAAGAAGAGGTACACCACCAATCATTCCTATAACAAAGCTGCGGCGAGGGTCAAGATGATTAACGCCGCTTCCGAAGACACCTTCGGGTTTGACTGCGTGAACCTTATCAAAGGCATCCTCTGGGGCTGGTCTGGGGACAAGAGCAAGAGCTACGGCGGGGCGAAGTATGCCGTCAACGGTGTACCTGACATTGGTGCTGACCGAATGATTACCACCTGTCCCGATGCGTCCGCTTCCGGCTGGGCCACCATGGAACCCGGGGAAGTGGTGTGGACTACCGGCCACATCGGCATCTACATCGGCAATGGCCTTGCGGTGGAGTGTACGCCGAAGTGGAAGAACTGTGTGCAGATCACGGCGGTGGGCAACATCGGCTCCCGGGCCGGGTACAATACCCGCACCTGGAAGAAGCATGGTCACATCCCCTATGTGGAGTATTCCGGCAAGGTGGAGGCCCCGGCTCCCGCCCCGGCCCCGGACAAGAAACCGGCCTCCCCTGGCCGGGAGGTCAAGGCTACCGGCGTAGCCACCAAGTTTGACAAGGCCCTGGCCGGAACCTACACGGTGACCGCCAGCAACGGTCTGAATGTCCGGGACGCTGCCGGTACCAACAAGAGTGTCTTGGTGTCTATCCCGAAAGGGACGAAGGTTCAGAACTACGGGTACTACACTCCCATGGGCGGCGTGAATTGGCTGTATGTCAAATTCACCTACCGGAATGTCACCTACACCGGGTTCTGTTCTGCGGCCTATCTGAAAAAGTGAGGGTGGTATCAATGAGCGGCAAGCGGGTTGCCACAAAGCCGAAGAAGAAGAAGTTGAAGAAGCGTACTCTTTTCACGGTCTTCTCCATGTTCAATCTGTTCTGGTACACAATCGCAGTCCTGGTCGCCAATTTCCATGACCACATGATTTCCTCGGAACTGACGGTGGCATGGTTCTCTGCCTGGACGGTCGAGCTTGCCTTGCTCTTTGGTATCAAAATCAAGGACAAATCTTCTGATGAAAGTGCAGGATAATCATGCAGACCTTGAAGGACTTGACGCTGGACAAGCTGATAAATCTCTATGAGGGCGTGGTAGTCCACGACCGGAAGCAGCTCATGGAATGGGACAGGCACCGGGGGACACCCCTTTATGAGATCAAGCAGCGGACTTTGGCTCAGGACAAGATGATTTTGGGTGCGCTGAAATGCGCCCGGGAAAACGGTTTTACCGGAGAATGAAGAAAGACACCCTCTACCGTCATGGTAAAGGGTGTCTTTTTGTTTGAACGAATATCTTTCCCCATACAATGTAGGGTTCGGATATGCGCTCAATGGTGGA